GGGCGGGATTCTACGAAGGGGCCGTGGAGAGCTTCGCGATTCAGTTCTCCGAAGTGATGACAAAGATGCTGTTCACGCTTCGGGAGCAGAGTCAGGGGAATTTCGTCATGGCTACGGCGAACCGTTTACAGTATATGTCCAACAAGGAAAAGCTGGACGTTTCCTCGCAGCTCGCAGACCGTGGAATTCTTAACCGGGATGAAGTCAGGGAGATCTGGAATCTTCCCCCGCTGCCTAACGGCGAAGGTCAGGCTTATATCATCCGCGGAGAATATAAGAACGCAGACGAACAGATAAACGAAGAAGAGGGGAGCGAAGATGGACAATAAAGAAATCAGAATGTTTAACTTCGAAGTCAGAGCGCAGCAGAACGAAGAGCACGGTCACTTTCTTGAAGGAACGCCGATCGTATTCGATGCGCGGACGGATCTCGGCTATTGCGACGAAATAATCGCGCCGGGGGCTCTGGATGAAGCGGATCTCCGTGATGTCAGATTCCTTGTGAATCACAACACCGACATGATCCCGCTGGCACGGAGCAGAAACAACAATGAGCACAGCACGATGCAGATGACCGTTGAAGAGAACGGGATGAACATCCGGGTCGATCTCGATACGGAAAACAATTCCGACGCACGGGCCCTGTATTCGGCGGTGGAAAGATCTGATCTTGACGGGATGAGCTTTATGTTCTCCGTCAATGAGGATAAATGGGAAGGTTTGGAAACAGACCATCCGACCAGAACGATCACGAAGCTGGGGAAAATCTTCGAAGTCAGCGCCGTGACGTTCCCGGCATATGAGCAGACATCTATCTCGGCCCGTGGCCTGTCTGACGCGTTGGAGAACGCTAGGGCATCGCTGGAGAGCGCAAAGGCAGAGCAGAGAGCGATTGAAGCACAGAAGAAACGTATCAAAATTTTAACGGAGGTCTAATCATGGATTTAAGAGAGATGACAGTTGAACAGCTCGAAGAGCGCAAGGCTGCTATTGGCGTAGAAGTTGATACTGAAGGCGCTGATCTCAACGCCCTTGAGGAAGAAGTTCGCGCTATCAAAGAAGAGCTGGAAAGAAGAGCAGCAGAAGCTGCAAAGAAAGAAGAGATCAGAAAAGCAATCGCTGAAGGAAAAGTAGGCGAGAAAATCACAGAACAGAAGGTTGTAGAGGAGAAAAGAGAGATGAAAACGAATGATGAAGTACGCGCTTCCGAAGCGTACATCAACGCGTTCGCGCGTTATCTGGTAACAGAAGATGCTACAGAGTGCCGTTCTCTGCTGACAGAGAATGTTGGCGGTTCCGTTCCGGTTCCGACTTTCGTTGATGAGAAAGTTCAGACCGCATGGGAAAATAACAGGATTCTCGACAGAGTTCGCAAAACTTATCTTCGAGGCAATCTTTCTACCCCGTTTGAGAGAGTTGCTTCCGATGCTGTAGAGCATACAGAAGGTTCCGGCGCGATCGATGAGGAAACCCTGAAGTTCGGTATCGTTAAGGCTACCCCGAAGAACATCAAAAAGTTCGTTCGTCTGTCCGATGAGGATATCGCTATGGGCGGCAGATATCTTGTTGATTATGTATATGATGAGCTTATTCAGAAGATCATGAAGAAGCTGGCTGATCTCGTTGTGAATGACATCGCAACGGCTTCCACGTCTGCGACATCTACCGCGGCTTGCGTAGCACAGATTACTTCCGCTCCGACCGTAACGGCGGTTTCGACGGCTTTCGCTAATCTGTCCGACGAAGCTGACGATCCTGTTGTTATCATGAACAAGCTCACCTACGCTTCCTTCAAACAGGCACAGGCACAGGCGAATTTCGCAATCGATCCGTTCGAGGGTCTGCCCGTTCTGTTCAACAACAGCTTAAAGGCTTACAGCGCAGCATCTAACGGTGAGGTTTACGCTATTGTCGGTGATCTGAAGGGCGTGACCGTAAACTATCCTGAAGGCGAAGGGATCGTTACGAAGTACGATGACATTTCCGAAGCTGAATACGACATGGTAAAGATCCATGGACGTCAGTATGCAGCACACGCACTCACGGCTTGCGGCAGATTCTGCAACATCAAGAAGGGCTCCTGATAATTGAAGGTTAAGCTCTTACGCGATGCAAGGATTACGGCTAAATCCGGGGAGATCGTAGAGGTTTCCCCGGAACAGGCCGAATTCCTGATCTCTGTCGGATCGGCGGAGAAGGTCGCAGAAAAGGCAACAGCCCCGGCGGTCGAAGTGGCAGAAAAAGCCGTGACAGCACCGAAAGCCACAACGACGAAAAAGCCGATGGCAAAAGCAACAGTAAAACGGAGTAAGTAATCATGCCTGATCCCATTACAATCACACAAAAAGTGAAAACAGCGCTTCTCATAACCACGGATGACTTTGACGATGAGATCTCCGATCTGATCGGGGGCGCGATTCTGGATCTCGGTCTTGCGGGTGTGGATGACTCGACGGTTGTTTCGGAGAATCCCACGGACAAGCTGATAATCCGGGCAATCTGTTCCTATTGCGGGTATCACTTCGAGTTGATGCACGGCAGCGGGGCACGGTCCGACGCGTTCAAGAAGTCTTACGACGAACAGAAGGCGCAGATGGGGATGGCAACAGGCTATACAACATGGTGACAAGGCGATGAATCAGGCGGCGAAGATTTCCCTTCTCTCGGTGGAGTACACACAGGACGATATCGGGGAATGGATTGAAACCAGATCGAATCATGACGTTTTCGCATATGTGAACAGCGTCACAATGAGCGAGTTCTATCAGGCGGGCCTTCAGGGAATGAAGCCCGAATACCGCTTTTTGATATGGCAAACCGAATACAACGGTGAAGAGCTGGTACAGTACAACGACATCACATACACCGTCTATCGGACTTATCTCCGGGATGACGGAAGGATTGAGCTGTACGTCGCGAAACGGAAGGGGGCTGAAGAATGACTCTATCAGGATTAAGGACGGTAGTGTCACAGATCTCCGGCTTCTCGACGAAGGTCGCGTACCGGGCCTTCCCTGTCGGAAAAGCGCCAGCGCTTCCGTTCATCTGCATCTCTGAAACGGGAACAGATAACTTCGGGGCGGATAACATCGTCTATCAGGTCATACAGAATGTTGACATAGAGCTATACACAAAGAAGAAGGACGTCCAGACAGAGAGGAAGGTCGAAGCGCAGCTCCATGAAAGCGGGCTGTTCTGGGAGAAAACAGAAACCTACATCGACTCTGAAAACTGTTATGAGATTGTCTATTCCATCACACTATAAGGAGAAAAAAGATGGCAGATAAAGTTAAGTTCGGTATCAAGAACGTGCACATCTTCCCGATCACGAAGCTCACAGCGGCGCCTACATACGCCAGCGTGATTGACGTACCGGGCGCGGTTTCCTTCAGCATGAGCGCACAGGGCGATATTAACAAGTTCTACGCTGATAATATCGTTTACTACCAGAGCGCTGCAAACAACGGCTACGAAGGCGATCTGACGCTCGCTATGATCCCGGAGAAGGTTTTCGAAGAGATCTTCCGTCAGACACCCGATACAAACGGCGTTATGACAGAGGACGCTTCGAAGGAATCCCGCGCTTTTGCGATGACTTTCGAAGAGGAAGGCGATGTGAAGGGAACAAAGTTCGTGCTGTATAACTGCACGGCTACGCGCCCTACACAGGAGCTGAACACGATCGAGGACAGCAAGACGCCGACCACGCAGACGCTGACCGTTTCGGCGGCCCCGCTGCCTAGTGGCTCGGTTATGGCGCGCACCAGCTCCACAACGCCGGATGCTACCATGAACGGATGGCACAGCAACGTATATTTCGCATCGTAAGCGATGAACAAGAAGGTTAAGCCGGAAGATCTCGGGAAAGAGATCGCGAGCATCCTTGATGATTTCAAGAATGTAACGGAAGAAGCAGCGGAAGCGGGGGTCATGGACACGGCTCAAAAGGCGGTTGCAGATCTCCGCGCCGCTCATCCTTCGGGCTCCGGTCAATGGGGTTCATGGAGCGAGTACAATTCCGGCTGGACGATGAAGAAGGAAAAGAAGGGCAAGACCACGAAGGCAATCGTCCACAACAAGACGAAGTATCAGCTGACGCATCTGCTGGAAAAGGGTCACGCGAAAACGAACGGCGGAAGGACACGGGCGTTTCCGCACATCGCTCCGGTGGCAGAGGATGCAGAGGATAGGCTGGTCTTAAACATTTTGAAGAGGGTATGAGGATGGATAGGATTGTTACGATTGACGGAAGGGAAGTCAAATTCAGGGCAACGGCCCGCACACCGCGCCTGTATCGCGCGCTTGTCGGAAGGGATATGATCTCCGACATGAACAAGCTCAAGAAGGCGTTCGAGAAGGCTCAAGGCGAAGAAGAACAGCTCGACATCATGGATCTTCAGATTTTCGAGGACACGGCCTATATCATGGCACGTCACGCAGATCCTGACATGGCAGAAAAGACGGCCGACGATTGGCTCGATTCTTTCAATATGTTCAGCATCTACGAAATATTGCCGGAGATCCTGAAACTCTGGGCGCTGAACACGGCTACCACTTCCACGCCTAAAAAAAAATAGCGCGCCGCGACCGTGAACCGAACGGAGCGATTTTCATGCTCCGATGCGCGGAATTGAATCTTTCGGTCGAAGATCTCGATGATATGACGGTCGGAATGGTCTATGACATGATGACGGAGCGCGGCAACGATCACGAAAAATATGACAAAGTAGCGCCGCCGGGAAGCATGGCTTCATTCTTTAGCGGCACTCTCAATCTCGGAGAATAGAACATGGCAACAAAGATCCGCGGGATAACAATCGAATTAGGGGCTGACGCTTCAGGTCTTGAGAAGGCTCTGAAGGGAGTTAATTCGCAGATTAGCTCCACGCAGAAGCAGCTCAAGGACGTGGATCGTCTTTTGAAATTGGATCCGAAGAATACGGAGCTTCTTGAGCAGAAGCAACGGCTTCTTGCGGATTCTGTTTCTAATACGCGGACAAAGCTCGACGCTCTGAAGGAAGCACAGAAACAGGTCGGCGAAGAGCTGGAAAAGACCGGGGAAGGTCAGGAACAGTATGACGCGCTGACAAGGGAGATCGCTTCCACGGAGCTGAAACTGAAAGACGCTGAAAAGGCCGCGAATTCCTTCAACGTGACGAATCAGAAGATCGCAGCCACAGCGAAGGATCTCGGGCAGAAATTCGATACCGTGGCACGGAAAACGAAGGCTCTGTCCGCGGCAGCGGGTGGCACTCTTGCAGCGCTTGGCGCTTTAACCGTCAAAACGGCACAGGAAGCCGATGAGCTGAACACGCTGTCGAAACAGACGGGCGTTTCCGTGGAAGAGCTTCAGAAGATGAAATACGCCGCGGATCTGATCGATGTCGATACCGATACGATCACGGGCGGAATGAGGAAGCTGAAGAAACAGCTCGAGAACACAAACGCACCCTTCGAACAGCTCGGTGTCAATGTCAAAAATTCAAAGGGTGAATTCCGTGACATTACGGACATTTTCTATGATGTAGTTGCAGCACTCGGGGAAGTTCCGAACGAAACAGAGCGCGACGTTCTGGCGATGGAGCTCTTCGGGAAGTCTGCTGATGAATTGGCGGGAATCATTGACGATGGTGGCGCCGCTCTACGCCAGCTCGGTCAGGAAGCGGAAAATCTCGGCGTTATCATTCCACAGGAAGATATTGACAAGGCGAATGAGCTGAATGACGCTATCGACCAGCTCAAGGCAGAAGCAACGGGCACGTTCGCGGAAATCGGCGTGGAATTGGCGGAAATGCTTCTTCCGTATCTTCCGACCATCAAAGAGCACATTGAAGCGATCCTGAACGCTCTTCGCGACATGGATCCCGATACGCTGGCTCTCGGCATCAAGTGCGCTGGCATCATCGCGGCAATCTCTCCGATCGCGACGGTATGCTCTTCCGTAACGACGGCGGTATCGACGCTGACGTCCGCTCTTGGCGGAATAAGTGCGAGCGCTGTCGGTTTAGGCGGTCTGATTGCGGTCTGCGCTGCGGCTGTTCTGGCTTTTGGTCTGTTTGGTGACAAAATCAAGGAAGTGTCCGATGAGATCATGAACGATACGCTTGCCAAACTTGCGACCGATTGGTCGGAAAAGTTCGGCATCATGGGAAATGTTGTCAACGGGTTCCAATCTGCGCTTAAAGTCGCTGTTGATTTGGCAAAAAACTATATCACGGCGTGGGTTGACTTCTACCGCGGTTTATTCACGGGAGATTGGCCTAGGATGTGGCGAGGGGCTCAAGAGATCGTTCTGAATTCGTTCGAAACAATCACGGCGGGCGCCAGAGCGATGGTAAATGCCATTATAGGGATTCTGAACGGCCTGATCGATGGTCTGAACAAGTTCAAATTGCCTGATTGGGCTGGTGGAAAAGGGATAAACATTCCAAAGATTCCATATATCGGGTGGATGGCTGATGGCGGTGTCCTGACCAGCGGGACGGCAATCGTCGGAGAAGCTGGGCCCGAATTCGTTCAGGTATCGGACGGAAGAGCGATGGTCACTCCGCTGTCCGGGGATAATGACATCGGGGCTCTTCTCGAAACATATCTGCCGTATCTGGCAGCGGGAACGCAGATGGTAATGGATTCCGGGGCACTTGTCGGAAGTATTGCACCGGATATGAACACAGCACTCGGAACGATAGCGATAAGGGGCGGAAGAAGATGAGTAATGTTCTGACTTATGGCATCAAGATATACGTTGAGGACAGCGGGAAAACCTATCACACGCTGAATGATTGGGGTTTCGCGCTGGGGAACAACAACTACATCGGCGATCCTGAAATGGAAACCACTTACATTCAGGTTCCCGGGCGTGACGGTCTGATTGACGCGTCAGAAGCGATTTCGGGGCGCCGAATCTATAAAAAACGCGCGTTATCTTTCAGTTTGGGCGGAGTAAAGCCCCGGCTCACATGGGATGATGCGATTTCAACGCTTCGGAACGAAGTCAATGGCAGAGTCTGCCGCTTGACGCTCGACAATGACACGGGCCACTTCTGGCGTGGAAGAGTATTCATCCAGAATTTCGACCGTTTCCGGGATCTCGGTACGTTCGAGCTGAATGTTCCGACGGCTGATCCGTACAAATATGACGTCAGCTCTTCTGCTGATCCGTGGCTGTGGGATCCGTTTAACTTCCTGACGGGTGTCATCACGCAGATCGGAGCGATCACCGTATCAGGAACGGCTTCCGTAACGCTTCCGAAGGGTCACATGATGACTTGCCCGGAGCTTGTGGTTTCCGACATGACATCCAGCACGTTCACGGTTACGTTTAACGGCGTGACATATCCGCTGACCGTCGGAACGAATATCGTTCCGTCCATCCTTGTGGGCGGGGAGCAGACAGCCACATTGACATTCACAGGCACGGCAAAGGTGCAGATCACATACAGAGGGGGCTCGCTGTAATGTATCAGGTTAATTTAGGCGATCAGATCCTATATTATCCCGCGAACACGGACTACGCGATCTATGACGTGAGCCTGTCGGAATCTGTTGGCCTTGCCGGGGAATTTTCCTTCAAGGTTCCGCCGCAGAATCCGCTCTACAACAAACTGACCACGGGAGCGCTGGTCACGATCCTGAAGGATGGCGTGGAGTATTGGCGTGGAGAGATCCGGGAGATTGACACGGACTTCGCGAAGATCGCGGATGTGTATTGCGTGGAAGATCTCGCATGGCTGGCAGATGAATTCATGACTCCGGCGCTGATGAACACGGAGAGTTACGCGCAGCGCTTTCAGGCGGCGATCACGGCCTACAATCAGAACAGAACAGCGGACCGTCAGTTCACGGTCGGCTATATCACGAACGTCCAGAGCACAGATCTGTGCACATGGGCCACGGAATATGATTGGAGCATCCTTGACGATATCAGAAACTGTATCGCGAAAGACACGGGTTATCTCCGCGTCAGAAGGGTGACTTCCGGGGGAGTAGTTACAAGATATATTGATTGTGTTCGGCTCGCTGATTACGGAGTACAGGCTACGCAGCACATCGAATACGGCTATAATCTGCTGGATTACGTCAAAGAATCCGATTATGGCAATCTGACGAACGTCCTGACGCCTTACGGCGATGAGCTCGATTCGGAAGTTTATGAAGGATATTCCGCAAGGCTTGCGGGAACGCCGATCCAGAATGATGATTCGATCGCCACTTACGGCAGACACGCCAGAGCGGTCATCTTTGACGGAGTGACGGATCTTCCGACATTGAATTCGTTGGCGGCTGCTTACCTGACGCGCTACTGTCAGCCAGCTCTGACGATGGAAGTGGAAGCCGTGGATCTGGGAGCGATCGAGAACGTATCGGAGCTGAAGGTCGGAGATTCCATCAGGGTCATCGCGCAGCCCTTCGCCGTGGATCAATGGCTCTACCTGACGGAGATCAAGCGGGATCTTCAGAACATCGACAAAAACAAGATCACGCTTTCCGGGCACGTTACCGGGAACAGGACTCTGACAAGTCAGGCAAACAGCACGGCGGATTTTGTAAAGAATATGCCGTCTAAATCTTCCATTTTGGAAGCTGCGAAGCGGAACGCGCTTGAGATCCTGAACGGCGTTGACGGCGGATATGTGACTTTCGAAACGAATTCCGATGACCAGATCACGGAGCTGCGGATCTCGAACAACATCGAATACGATCAATCGACGAAGTGCTGGCGCTGGAATCTGAACGGTTTGGCGTATCTTGAGAGATCAGATCCGGCGGATCCTTGGACCGTCAAGACAGCGGCAACGATGGACGGCGGTTTTGTGGCTGACTTTATCACTTCCGGCTCGCTGACGCTTGGGAACGGCGGGGCGAGTGATTCTCCGCTCCTACAGGCTTACAACGGAAACACGCTTGTGACGCGGATTAACCGTGCGGGGCTGTATGCGATTTTGGGAGAGATCGGCGGATTCACGATCGGAACAACAAAACTCATGCGCGGAACGGCAGAGCTTTCACAGTATCGCATGGGTTGCGGTGAAGCGGGTTATGGCATCGTCAATCTGATCGGAAATAAATCAGGAGCTCCCAAACAGCGGTAACTTCGACACGCCTATCGACGGAATAAGAATCTACGGTAACGGCTGGGTTCGACATTTCGACGAAAACGGTAACATGAATTGGGCTAGAGATTTACAAAATATACCTACATAAAAAAGAAGGGAGAGAAAATGGCTGACATCAGTACCTATTTACAGGCAATAATGCAAGCGGTCTACGGTGAAGATGTCCGCGGGAGCATCCACGACGCGATCGAGATCATCAACGAAGTTTCCGAAGTGGTTCTTTCAACCGGAACGGCGGTAACATCCGCTTCGAGTTCTTCGACGGGCTTCTATACCGATTCGCTGTACCTGAACACGGACACGTTCGAGCTCTGGAAATGCGTTGGCACGGATTCGTGGACTTCGCTCGGAGTTCTGAAGGGAACGGCTGGAGATCCTGGCAATCTTTGGTACGCGGGAACGGGCATCAGCGGAAAATCGGTCAATCCGACGGTTTACGTCAATTCGGGCGTGACGAACGCGAACATCGGGGATTGCTACTTGAACAAGGCGGAAGGCGGGGTCTATACCTGTACGCTTGGCGGAAACGCTTCAACGGCTCTCTGGGTGTTCCTGTTCACGATGAGCGGGGGCGGGGGCGCTTCCTACACAGCGGGGAACGGTATCGATTCGGCGTCCTTGCTGAATGATGAGATTGCGCTCGATTTTGGAACGGTTGACGCTTCGACAACCACGAAGGCTCCGACAGGCTCTGCGGTTCAAAGCGCTATCAGCGGGGCAATCAAGAACGGAACGCTGACGATTCAGAAGAACGGGGCTTCCGTCCAGACGTTTACGGCAAACCAAAGTACGAACGTATCGGCGAACATCACGACGGATGAATGGTTCGCGACTTCGGGCACGGTTTCGAGCGGGCAGATTTCTTTCAGCGGGATCGACGATTCTGACGGAACGAACGCCTATGAGGTTTACTTCAACATCACATCGGCGTCCACGAACAAGAATCCAACGGCAACGATCGCGACGCTTTCGGGGGAAGGAACAAACAATATGTCCGTGACTTATGATACGGACGCTGACAACGGCGCTACAGGCTACTTGAGAATAATCAAATAACAGAGAGGAGAATGAAAAATGGAAAAGAAGTATTTTGTTTGTAGGGCGTTCAGATACGCTGAATCGGGGAATTGGGAATACAAAATGGTAGGCGCTTATGACGATCTTTCGACCGCGAAACAGGCTTACTACTCCAACATGGGAAGCATCATCAAGGCAACGAACGACTTCGCGTCGGTTATCCTGTACGATTCTTTCGGCAACAAGATTCTTTCCGACTACGATGATACAAGCGTACAGCCGGAGCCTAATGCGGAATAATCCGTTTTGGCATAATGATTCCTCAAAGCGGGGCGCTTCATGCGCTCCGTGATGGGGAGAAAGTGAGGAAATATGCGAGTTAGAGCGAATTCAGGCGGGGGCGCGCTGAACCCTACTCAAGCGGTGGCTCCGCAACTTATCGCAAAAAGTAACGGCACAATGTCTTACGCGTCTTACGATGCGAACAAAAAGTACATGATTTTCGCGGACCTGTACGGGTCGCAATCTGTGATTAACTATTGCGCGCTGGTTCAAGGCGGTGTTGTGTCTGAAGTAAATACCGGCCTTGGTTATTTCACGACAACTATCAGCGGGAACGCGCTGACGGTAAAAAACACGAACGCATACTATGACGCGCGCGGAATGATCGTGCAATTAGATTAAAAGGTGCAAAAACATAGCAATAGTGGCGGAACAGGTA